TTTCTTCATTGTAGCAATTGCCTTGCTCTTACTCATCTTAAATCTTTTCATTAAAAAATCAAGTAAATCTTTACCATCTATAGATTTAGTTTGACCTTCCTTTACGGATTCTTTAGTTTTTCCAAATTTTAATATAGATTTTTTTAAATCTTTAAATTTCATATTTCTACGAAGTGTGGCAATAGTTACATCATCATGGTCTGGTGATACAAGGTCAACATCATCCCAATATGGTTTAGATCCAAGAACTTTCATAATTTTTCTATCTTTCTTTAAAGCCTTTAGAATGACTTGCCTATCCTCAGGACCATTAGGATCCCATAGATTAGTAGAATCAGATATTTCATTTACGGATTTTTCTTTAACAAAAGATTTACCATGTCCTGTAAATACTTTACCTAATTTCATACCTTGTGATAGTTGAATAGCTTCTTTTACTTTTTTATAAGTTGTAGATACTGTAGGATCTTCATGTCCATCTTGGAATCCACTTTCATCTTGATTTTTTTTCTTCTTTTTAAATGCTTTGGGAGTTTTGGGTGGACCGGCACCACCATCAATGTTACCTGTTATTGAAGCTTCTTCGAGTTCTTTCTTTATAAGTTCTCTTACTAACTTTCGTAATAAATTAAGTTTTACAGACATGAGTCAGCTCCTTAATTAGTTCATAATATCTCATCAGTGAAACCACTTGCTTATCTTTTACTAATCTTCCTTTATAGACACTATCTAACTGCTTTATAGCCTCTTGAAGTTTTATCTTTGTAACTTTATTTTTAACTTTAGGTAAAAAACGTTTTAACTGCTTTTTTATCTTAGTACTTTCACTTACAATAAATTCTTTAAGTGAATTTGTATTTGAGATATTATTTATGTATTCTTTTAATAAATTTCTTTGAGCTCTACTTAAATTACTATACTTCTTATTAAATCTTTCAACTAAAATTTGATAAGACAACAAGCGTAAATCTTTATCTTGCTTTTTAAATTGTTCAATCTTTTTAGCAGAACTATCTACACTTTTTACTACATTAGATGTAAGGTGTTCAACAATAGTATATCTATCATCTATTTTACATGCTGGATCAAAAGTAGTTGGACCAGATTCAGCTAAAAAAAGTCTATATATTGATGCATATAATTTATAATTTGAGATTCTAGCGCTGAAAAAATCATCAACTTTATAACTATCTCTAATTTCTTTAATTAAATTATATTTTTCCCTTTTTAGTCTAGTATTCTGAAGTTTTTTTCTGTTACCAACAACTGCATCAATCAAATAATTAGCTTTTGTTTCAGAACTATAATTTTGATTTACCAAAACTTCATATAGCTGTTTTTCTTTACCAAGTTGGGTTTTTTCATTAAAATATTTCTTTAAAATAATTGTTGATTTGGATTTTGTATCATTTAAAATATCAGCAGTTATTTGCCTTGTCAAAAGTTCAAATAAAATACCTGTATTCTTAATTTTTGAATGCTTCAATTGTCGAGCCATGTATTTACTCCATCTATTTTTATTTATAATTACTCATCTATAAATATATGAGTATTAAATTATTCATCCGTACTACCATTATCTTCCTTTAATACCTCTTCATATTCCTTCTCTACGTCCAAGGATTCAGATATAATCTTCCTATCTTCGGATGAGATTCCTTTTCCTAAACTCTTTTTAAGAGCCTCAAAATGAGCTAACGCCATTCCATACTTAGGACTTACACTTCCTTCTTTCTTCATTTCATGTGCTCCTAATGGATCTCTACCTCTTGCACTACCATCTTTTCCATATTTAGGAACTTCCTTCGGTCTTCCAGCACCAGGCCATCCATCATCTGGAATATCTAAATTCAATTCTCTACCTGTTCGTCCAGCTTCACTTGCAACTTTAGCAGCTTCTATGGGAATAGATGCTAAATCAACAGGAGTACCAATTGCTTCACCACTCTGTACTGGATCATTACCTTCTGATTCAATCTGTTCATATCTAAACTTACGTTTTTGATCTTTGATAACTCCAAGACGTACTTCTTGTTTTTCTTCCTTTGAAAGATTAAATATATTATCATAAATCCATTCTGTAGGCATTAACATATTATCTTTCATATCATTCGCTAAAGTTACTTTAGTCCCCCATAATTCAATTTTTTCTTGTTCATATATTGTAGAAGGGTTTGTAAGAGTTAAATCAAAATCAACTAAATCTTCATCTTCATATCCTTGTGAATATAAATGAACAATAGCTATCTTTTGTAATTCACTAACAGTAATTCTCTGAATTCTTTCAATTGTTCTCGCAAACCTTACATCTTCTGCTGCAAGTGTTGCCCTACTACCAACTGCTTCATCATAACCAAGAAAAGCCTTAGGAATTCTAAGTGCTGCCATCATTTTATTTCTTAAATATTCAATATCATCTATTGCACTATACTCCATTCCACTTAAAGTATCAATACTCGTTCCACTATCTCCACCACGAACTGGCATAAAGAAATCTTCAGTTAAATTTTGAATATTATATTTTAAATTATAATCACCAGTATCAACATCTATAATTGGTGCCTTCTTCATTTTATTCATAATTTTTTGCATATAATTATCAACTTCAGCAGGTGGTATATTACCAATATCTATATTAAAAATACGTTTTTCTGGTGCTCTCATAATACGATGAATTAACATAGCATCTTCCATCAATGTTAATTGTTTCCAAACCTTTCTTGCACCCTCTAACATTGATTTCCCATAAGGAAGATAGTTAGAATCTGAAAGTAATCTGAAATGTGCTATTTCATAATTTTCAAAATCCTTACCGGCAGCTGCTGCTGAACTATGAATTGTTTCTGCAGCCTCCAATACAAATTTAACATAATGTGGATTCTCCGGATCCTCCCCTTCTACTCTAATAACATCATATGCTGATAAAGGTATTATATTAACAATTCCATACTTTTCTGCAACTTCAAGATGAGCGAAAAAATCACCATACTTACATAAGTTACGAACCCATGGCCACAAATTGAATTCTATATTCAATATATCATAAAATAAATTATGTAATATATCATGAACTTGTGGATTTGTTGTTTTAATTCCTAATACTGTTCCATATTCAGATTTCATTGTAGATTCATCTGCATATACATCTAAAGCAGATGCAATTATTGGATCAGAATCCATTGATTCATAATCCTTAAACAAACCAAGTCTTTGAGTTTGTTTAAATTGCGAATCTGCAAATAAAGTACTACCATAACCCATATTAGAATATAACCGTGTAAATCTATCAGTTAAATATCTTCTTGCTACCGCTTGAACTTTATTAGTATCAGTAATCTTTAATGATTTTCCACCAACGTTTCTAACAATTACATTAGTTGAAAATAGTCTTTTTAATCTACTAAAAATATTTCTTTCAGCCATTTTTTACCTCTTTATTTAATTAACCAAGTTAAATCTTCTCTTTTTTTATCAGGACCTACATCCCAAGACCAAGAATCATTCTCACCATCTGGTGGAATATAAATTGGCGCCGCTTTTCCAACATGATCCAAAGCGGTTTTCTGTAAAGCTATCCCTTCAGCCCTTAATCTTAAAGCAGTATCTCTTACCCACAATCCTATACATAAACTAAGTACAAGATCATCATTATATCCCTTCATCGCTTCAGCCCGTTGGTTGTTATATATAAATACAAACAACTCATCTATTAATCGCTGAGATTTTACTTTTATAGTCTTTTCTCTAAAATATTCTTCTAATTTAGCTATAACTAATGGTCTTGTTTTAGCAGTCATACTAAAACCAGGTACCATTTTCCTTTCCATACTATTAATTTTATTACTATATTGATTATGTACATCTACATACTGTAAATCTTTACTCATATAAAATAAATTACTGTAATCTCTATCAATTGCCTGTTGTATTGCTGCCCAACCAATTGATGCATTCTCTATAACCAATAATGCATCATTATATTCTGTAGCTACATTAACACAAAGGTTTCCAAAATCACGAGTTGAAATTTTACCTTTATATTCTGCTACTTGCTCTAAATTGTCTATATCAATTACGTGAAATGCTGAATAATCTGTTGCATCACCTCTACTAACATCTGCACATACCAAATAATCTTTAGTGTAATCAGGTGGCTTCCATATCCATACATTACTATCTATACCCCGTTTTTCTATCGGTTCTTCAACTTGAGTATTAGAATACTCTTCTAAAATAACACCATCAATTACAGTTTGACCTGAAGTGATGAAATCACAATCACATTCTTGTGCAGCTATTGAAGGACCAAGTAATTTATCTTGCTCATCTCTCCATGTTTGATCTCTATCTGGATGCAATGACCAATGTAATTTAATAAAATTAAAATCACTAGTACCTTCTTCAGCATCAACCCAAACTTTATGAAACCAATTTCCAACACCATTCGGTGTAGAAAGTATTAAACAATTACCACCAGTTGCTAATGTTTGTTGTGCTGCTGCCCATATATCTTCAATTTTAGGAATAAACGCTGCCTCATCCAATATCAATAATGACAATGCTTCTGACCTACCACTATCTTCACCACTTGAAATTGCCTTAACCTGAGATCCATTTGCATATCTTAAAGATAATTTGTTATCCTCAACACATTTAGGTTTTAACCAAGAAGGTAAATTTGCATGCATCACACGAACTTTTGTTACTAAATTCTTCGCAGTATCTTGTTTAGTTGCAATAACCAATATGTTCTTATCAGTCTGAAAAGTCATCATCCACAATGCGTAACCAGCGGTAAGTGTGGATATACCTAATTGTCGTGCTTTTAAAATAATATTATAATCATGATTAGTTAAATCCTTTAAAGTTTTCTCTTGAAAATCATACAGTAAAAAAGGAATTTTACCCTTCATTGGATGTTGAATTACACAATATTTCTTCATAAAATATCCACAATCTTGTGCACACTTTACATACTCAGATTTTATTACACTTTTTAATTGTTTATCATCCATTAGTTCTTCACCTTATCATAAAGCCAAATATTTCCAACCACTGTAAAAACTCCATACCCATACCACGCATATTTATTCTCAAACCATTTAGGTTTAGCAAGTTTAACTTGATCCTCTAATAAATCACTACGTTCTTGTAATGTTTTAATCTGTTCATCCTTCTTTACTAACAAAAGAGAATCCATTTCTGCATTTTTTTCATATTCTGATACCAACTCAATCAATATTTTATTCTCTTTTTGTATATTTTCAACTTTTGCCTTAATTTGAAGAATTTGTTCATCTGTTAATGAACTTTGTCCAAAAATTGGCATATAAACTAAAAATAATATAGTTATTAACCACTTCATTTTAACTCCCAGTAAATTTTTTAAGAAAATCTACTGCTTCATCAACATCATCCTTATCAAACGCTGTTTCCATCTTTACTGTATCAGTTTTCATACTTTTTAACTGCCTTTTTAAAGTAGAAATAGTTCTTTTACCACTTTTTTTACTTTTTTCCATCATTTTAATAGTATCTTCAATCTTTTTTTCTTCTTTCTTATTACTTTTTATGACTTTTTTTAATTTTTTAACTTCACTTGATTTTCGTGCCGATAATGCAGCGCTTATACCAAACATAGCTAAAATACTTGCTATTAACTTCTTTAACCAGTCCATAATATCTCCTACTATAAATATAAGTTATATATATTTAGACAATTCTATTTCTATTTCAGATTTTATCTTATTCATTTCAACCATAGCTTCATCTGAAAGTTTTTTTATTTGATCTGAATCTTGACTCCACGTCTCTTCATCTACCGAATATCCATCTGGTCTATTTTGATTCAAAAACGTAATATCACCTTCTTTTTTCCATTCTTCTATTCCCTGAATCATATCTTTTGCCCAAGAAAGTCTATTTTGTAATACTTTTCGTTTTTCATACGATTCATACTTTCCATCAATACGAAGTTTATTCTCCATTTCTAAAATACAATCAAAACACACACCTTGTATTCTCCAAAACTTATTATCAAGTCTTTTCTTCATTGTCTTATTACACTTTGGACAAAACCAAGGCATTCTAAATTCTTTAAATGAATCGAAACGTTCAGCTGACCGTTTCCGTTGTTCTTCCCGTTCCAACTTCATTTTTTCTTTGAACTCATTATCTCCAACAGCAATAACAACTCTTTTTTCAGGAGTTTCACCCCTTAAAATTGCTTGCATTGCTTCATTTTGTCTTACACTTTCTTTACTTCTAGCCATTTACACTACCATCCAAGCTGCTAATCCAATTTCAACAACTAAATCTGAAATTGTGTTATTTAACCATTTTCGTTTACTTCCATAAGGTTTCCAATTCTCTACTACCCATTCTAATACTTCCCAAGCAATTCCAATAATAGCTACCCAAAGAACTGCACAAAGATCTGAAGCTCCAAGCCATAACGCTACTTTACATATGAAAGCACCAGCTGCCATATGAATTGCTGTCCAATGATCTAGCCATCCATTTTTTGTTAGATAACTTACTATACCGTGATGAAATGTCATAATATTTCTCCTTAAAATGTTAAGTTATTTACCCCATATTTTATGTGATGCCCAACCCATTCCAAATACAATAATTATGACTCCTACAAAAATTAAAGTTTCCATTTTATTTCTCCGATTAAAAGTCTATTAGACCTGTTATTTGATTAATTGGTGCAAATGCACCTGTGAATTTATAAGTATTTCCTTTATATTTAAATACTATTCCTTCACTCGGTACAACAGCGTCCAGTCCTCCAATCGCGTTCAGTTTATCCAATTGTACTTTCAAAGTACCAAGTTTCTTTACATCTCCACCTCTTCTAACATCAGAAATAGCTTTCTTAACACTCTTTCTGACCTTTTGAATTGCTTTATCTGGATTTGCTGCCATATATCCAGTAATATTTTTTAGTATTTCAGCTCCAACTTCAAAAAATAAAATTTCAAATGGTTTCATATTTTCCTTAACCATTTTTAAATGATCTTCTTTATCTGTAGACAGTGCCCAATCAAGAAAATCTTCATTTTTAATATCTTTCTTCATTTTTCTAATACCAAATTTTTTATCAAAAAATGCCCACCGTTTTACTAACCCCTTTAATACTTTAGTAGGAATTTTATAATCAACTTGTTGTGCTGCATTAAAAATAAATTCTTCCCAAAAAGATTGATGATACATAGATAATGTATCTGCATCTTTTAAAGCATAATGTTTCTGTAATTTAGTTAATCTACTAATAAAACCCTTTTTCTTTATTCCAAAGTCCTGGTGTTTAGGTACATCTAAAAATACTGGTTTTCCTATCTTATAATGTTTCTGTATATGTTGATTAACTTGTTGTATCATTCCTTGAAGCATTCTACCACTACCTTTTACTTCACCAATTCCAGCGCCACTATCATCATATTCTAATGCCCCGTGAAAAACTATCTCAGCTTTATCATAGTTAATAACGTTTGACGAAGCGGGCCACATAACTTCTAAGTTCATAAACGCTTTACCATTCATAAAAATCTTATCACGTTGTTTGTCTGATAAAGCACCTATAGCTTTTTCCAAATCCTTCATAGCAAAACCAAAAGCATCCGCGATATCCCCCCTACCTTTAAATTTTGAAATTATTCCTTTGGTATCTAATGCTGTTTTACCTGCATTTTTAAGTTGACTCTTACTTCTTGCTGCTATAAGGTTTCCGTCTCTCCAAGAAATCATTAAATTCTGTCCATCAAGTTTTTCCGTTACATTATCTTCTCTACTAAGTTTTCCACCTAACCCATCTGTAATTATTTTCTTTAAATCACCAAATGTCAAATCATTATCATCAAAGGGGTGTGCCATATGTCCATATGCCCCACCTTCTACAATCAAATTAATTTCTTTCGATATATCAATTCTATCTAAAAGACTTTTATCTTCAGATAACTTACCGAATTTATTAACCATCATTGTAAAAATACCTTTATCATAATAACCAAATGCCTGTTTAAAAAGTTTTGGTGTTGGTTTAGGTTTTGTATTTGGATCTAACAAATTTCTCATTACCGTTCCACTAACCTCTTTTCCACCAACTTTAACAGAAACGTGTGGTGCAGTTAAAACATAACCGTGTTTCCAAGCTGGTTCTAAATTATTTTTATTCTTTTTATAATCTTGAAAATATTTTCCACTTGTCAATCTTCCAGCATCTTTTGTTCCAAAAATATATATAACAGCAGTAGAATCTTTATCAAACTTTTTTAATGTATTAGTTGCTACATATGGAGTTTTTTCTTTAATAATTTTATTAGAAGGAATGCCCATTTTAGTCATATGTCGAACTTTTTCTTTATAATTAAATGGATGTTTAGGTGGTCTTTTAATATCTGATGTAGTTATATACGCATCATCAACCTGCTTTTCTAACCATTCAAATGTTTTTTTATGATGAAGACCAAATGGTTGAAAACGTCCACCATAAACACCTACAACCTTTTTAATTCCCTTTGCTTCATCTACTATCGCTGATTCACTAACTAATTTTGAACTTTCATTTTTAATAGTACTTTCTACTAAAAGTGGTTCAATTAATTCTGCTATAAATTTTTCCATTTCTTATTATCCCAAAGTTTGTTTACGTTTTTTCATGGATTTCATACGTTTTTTTACAATTTTTGCCATTTTTGCCTTCATTCCTCGAGCTCTTTTCTTAGCTGCTTTTTTCATTCTCTTTAACTGTGCAATTGGTATTTTTACACACTTTTTCTTCTGGGGTACATACTTAAATCCATCAGGACAGACTGCCTTTTTTACTATTTTTTTATTTCTAATTACTTTTATCCACTTAACCTCTTTAACTCCACTCTTTTTTAATAGTTGTTGCTTCTCAATCCATTTCTTAGCTATCTTATTTTTAATTGGTCTTTTGATAAATTTACTAATACCTTTTCCAACCAACATATTAAACTTTTTAACTGCCTGTTTTGGATTTAATGTAGCATTGTTATCAACTAATAAAAAATTAGCATTTCCAAATAATCCTTGAAAGAATGCCATATTCTTTTGAACACTTTTCCAATATTTTTCAACAACATTTGCAGGTAATCTTCGTGGTCTTTCTTCGTTTCGTTGTTGTGCAACTTCTAATGAAGTATTTACATATACCATAAAAGTATCGTATCCTGCATCAATCAAATCTTGTCGTTCTTCTTTCACGTCCTTAAATTTATGACCCGTTCCATCAATAATAACTCCCAATCTACCCTGTCTATATAATTTCAATTTTGCTTTACTAATTTCTTTTGTACGAGCACGCATTCCTGAATAATCTGTTGATGATGGATCCGTAAGTTGTTTAAATAACTCATCTGGCATTTTATCAATATCAACATATCCAAAATATTTCTTCAAAAATATTTCTAACTCTGTATCTTGGTTAACCATTTTTAATCCATATGTTGATACATTAATTTTATCAGGAATACCAAATAATTGAGAAGCTACAAAAGACTTCCCACTACCTGGGCCGCCTGCTAAAAATACTGCTTTAAATATTCCTGGATCATTAACACCTTCATCAAAGATATTCGGTTGTGGCTTTAATCTTATCTTTAATATAGGTTTACCGTTAATTGTAAGGTCTCCTTTT